CTCCATTTTTTGATCCATAGTAATATCTACGTAATTCCAGCTACAAGTTATCCTTTCTACATCACAGCTAAAAGGATATACTTGATGTCTCATAGTAGCAGGAAAAAGATATACATGTCCTGTTTCAGACACAACTTTGTAAGGCGGATCAGATCTATCATTGCCAACAAATTCTAATTTTCCTGCCGCTTTAAAATTTTTTTTATCAGGATCTGGATTATTTAATTCGTTTTCAATTTCGTCTGGAACTTTTACCATACATATAGCACTTATTTCTCCGAAATGTGCATGTAACGGATTAAATTCGTTTGCTTTCATAAAATTAAACCAAGGACCGTCATGCAAATGATATCTCATTGTATCTAGATTATTATTTAAAATTTTTATATATGGACTATTTTGAGCTTTATGATTTTGATATTCTATAGGATTTTCTAAATATAAACCTATTTTTTCTTGTTGGTGCTTATAATAATTTACTAGATGAGTATGAAATATTTCAGTAAATTTATGTGTATCTTCATTACCCGATTTTGGAGTTCCCCGTTTTTGGTCTTTTATATTGCCTACTAAACCTGAACTAGCATCTTCACCTTCTCTTGATCTTTCTGCAAAATCTTGCATCCAAATTAATTCTTCTTCATTTAATTTTCCACGGTATATAAAGTCCCCAAATGGATACAATATACTATGATCTCCTTTATTGAGTATCATTTATAAAATCCTTTATGTCTTTCCAATCTATATCTATTAAACTATTTAATTTATCTATGTTAGCACATGTATATTTTTGATATTGCAATTTAATATTTTCAGGAATAGGAATATAATTTATTTTTGCATTATATTTTTTAGCTATAGTTTGTGCTACATCTTCAAAACTGTTTGCTTTGCCTGTACCTACATTATAAATGCCACTAGTGTCTATGTCTAACATTTTTTTATGCACTTTACAAACATCTTCGACACAAACAAAATCACGCTTATACTCAGTGCTACCTTCGAACACATCAATTTTACCTTTTTCTAAAGCTTGTTTTGTAAACTTGGAAAAAGGTGAAGCCTGATCACCTTTATTTTCTTCACCTTTTCCATACACATTAAAATACCTAAATCCTTGTACAAGAACATTAAAATTATCAATATGTTGCAAAACAAATCTATCAAATAGATATTTTGACCAAGCATACGGAGATTGCGGTAATAAGTTTCCATTTTCTGTAAAATGTGTAGTAGGTCCATATACGCTTGCACTAGAAGCATACTGAAAATTAGTACCATAGTTTTCACACACTTGTAACAGACGCATACTATATTCAAAATTTTGTTCAATAATTTTGTCAACATCTGTATACGTTGTGCTAGTAATTGCTCCAAGATGAATCACCCAATCATATGAGCTAGGATCAGGCACAGCATTTTCAACAAACTCCCAACCTTCTACATCGTGTCCTTGAATAAGCAAATAATTGGATAAATTTTTTCCAATAAATCCTTTATAACCTGTGACTAATATTCTCAACCTGGATCCCCGTTTTGTATATCTGTCCAAAATTTTATATATTTCTTATCTTCGCTTCTAAGTATAGGTTCGTAAAATTTGTCTTCTAGATTAGGAATATAGTTAATATTTAATAGTACACGCCTATTAGTGTTAGTTGGTGTAGTACCGGAATGTAATAAGTGTGACGGAAATACAACTAATCTATTTTCTTTACTTTCAATTTGATCACCATCAATAAACACTGTTGTTCCATCATTGGTGTTAAGATAAAATATAGCAGTATAGCCACCTACGGCATGATTATCTGTATGCCAATCAGAAACTTCTTTTTCAGATGTTTTTGTTCTTAGATTAGCTTTTACTTTTATCAAACAATGAGGCTTTAGTAAATATAGTAAAGGTTGAAAAATTTCCCATTCATACTGCGGCGGCAAAAAATCTAAATCGTAGACCATGTGGACCATTTGAAAATCTTTAGGATCTTCAGTAACTACTCCGTCATTATACATCCAAGGAATGTAATCACTTAAAAAATGATTTCTAATATTGTTAAATTCTTCTTCTCCGAGTGCATCGTCTATTATTAGCTTTTTGTTATGTCTATGTTCCAAATTTAATTCCTTCTATAATTTTTGATGTAGAATATCCGTCTAATGTAGGGATAATATACACTTGAGCTAAATCATTTCCTACTACAGTATCTATTGTATAGTCCCCTCCTTTGGCAATAATGTCAGGTTGTATTTCCTTAATTATTTCATATGGCGTGTCTTGATCAAAAACAATTAATTCATCTACCCAAGGCAATAACGACAATTGTTCTACCCGTTTTTGTAAGTTGTTTATAGGCCTATCCTTACCTTTTAATCGTTTTACACTTTCATCAGAGTTAAGGCCAACAATAAGCTTTGTGCCTAATTTACGTGCTTCTTGTAACAAATGTAAATGTCCTTTGTGCAATATATCAAACACACCATTTGTAAATACCGTTGTTTCTTGTATATCTTCTAATTTTAAAATATATGTACCAATATGTTTTACGCTTTCTGTAGCACCTTTAGAGGCAAGTTCTAAACTTTGTAATACATTTTTATTTTGTGTAAGTCCATATACAAAGGCTGCTAAAAAGCAATCTCCTGCTCCTGTAACATCATTTACTTCGACTTGATCTGGAATAATAAAATGTTTTTCGCTTTCGAAGTTTGCAGTTATAGGCCCAGATGCATTTGTTACTATAATATTACCTTCATGTTTGTCAAACCCGAACTGTTTATATTCTTTATTATTTGGTTTTACTAGCCATGCACCTTCGTAATGTTTTCTATTACGTTTTGGATCTACAATTACTTTACAGTCAAATGTATTGATATGCTCTATTATTCTATTACAATGATCAAGAACACCTTTATTATAATCACTTAATATGACATAATCATAATTAGAAAAATCTGTATCGATAACTTTTTTTAGTACAACTTCACCGTCTGCTTGCTCATCTTCGTCTAGTCTGGTTATATAATGGCCGTCAGATATAATTCTAGTTTTTGTACTGCGAGGTTGGAAAGCGTCAAACAATGTAACATCTACGCCCAAGCTTTTTAAGTTTTTGTAAACTAAACCTGCACCACCTAAAGAGGTTGAAACTTTTTCAAGATTTACGATTGGTACCGGAGCTTCAGGACTAATACGTCCAGATGTACCATAGATATATTTGTCTACAATGATGTCGCCTAATACTAGAACTTTCATATTGTTATTATACTTTCTTTATGGCTATTTGTCAAGCAAATTTATAGTTTGAAAAACAGTTTCTAATTTGTTTAAATTAATTTTGCTTTGCAGTGTATTTCTTAAGCCATGGTGCAAAGGTTTTGGCCATTTTCTAAAGCTACACCATGCATAGCCGTCATGTTCTGAATTTAATTTTGGAATAAATTCTTCTTCTATTACACACAAATATGTATGAAATAAGAACTTTTTATCATTACTTAAGAAGCTTTCAAGTGGTAAAGTTTTTTGTATTGTGGGAAGATCGCCAATTTCTTCTTGGATTTCTCTTTTAAGACCTTCCCAAGGTGTTTCTTTGGCTTCATTTGCACCACCTACTAATCCCCATACGTCAGACTTTTTACCGTTTGACCTATGCAAAAATAAAAACCTATTCGTTTTAAGGGTATAGAATAATGCACCACTACATACAATACTTGCGTCCATACAAGTAATTAGCCAGCTAGTTCAATTCTCCATGTGCCAACTGGATAATCGCCATCTATACTTAATAGCCATTCATTATTTTTAAATCTATATTGAACTTGTGTATTAAGGTTTGTTACATATGTTGTAGCAGTAACAGTAGAAGCATCAAATATAATGCTCCATTTTGTACCGTCCCATTCTACTATATCATTAGCACTTGCAACTAATCCAGTGCCGTCATTGTTTGACCATGCAGAAGATACTTGAGTTGCAGATGAATTTCCTATGTCATCTAAAAGTAAAATTCGCAACCCTGAAGTTTTTATTGCAGTAGGATCATAATTTAAAGGATCAATTATGTAATCTATAGATGTTCTAGATCCTAAAGGACTTACTATAATATCATCTGATGGGAAACTATCTGTATCAAAATCTATAGCTATTTGTCCTTCATCGAGGGGATTAAGAGCAAATGTGCCTGTTACAGTATTTGAATTATCGTTGCTTGTTAAAAATATTCTGCTTACTCCGGCGGCATATACACCTGGCAATGCAGTAAATATTTCTCTCCAGTTCTTAACACCGACCATACCATTAGCAACTAATTGTGCATTTCCTTGACTTACATATACGCCCCACTGTGCAAAGTTTACATTCGCACTATGCCCACCTGCTAACGAATCAACTCTAGTGCCTCTATTATCTGTAGATGTACCTGGCAAGCTAACATCATCATAAGCATTTAGTTCAGGACGTGATACTCCGTCTTCGATTGTACCATTACTTTCATCAAACATACTTGTTATAATGTTTGTAATTACGCCCATTTTTCTTACCTTGGTAGGCGGACTAATGTAGATAGGCACACTAAAACTTAATGTAGCTATATCAATTTCTGTATCAATGCCAACAGGTATACTCCTACTACTCCATTGTACGTTTTCTAAAATTACAGCAGTAATACTAGTCCAGTCTATAAAATTATCTGTAGTTTGCATTTCTAAACTTGGATTAAACAAAACTAATATTTGTTCTAAAATTTGTAATTTTTGATCTGTATTGCTTGCCCATATATCAGCATTAACACGCATCAAATAAGGTGTAGGAATAAGTCTTTCAACAGTGTATGACTTTCCTTCTGTATTGATATATTCTTTTGCTGTTTCGTCGTACTGTCTTTCTCTTATGTTTGTCTTTCTTGTGTAAGTTGCATCTGTTAATCTATCTTTATCTAATTCTAAAGCAGTTATATAAACACTAATTCTAGGAGCACTAGGAAGTTTATTCTCAGAATTTTCTCTAATAATATTTGCCACTTGTCTTGTTAAGTCGCCATACATTACTGGCACATCTTTGACAACACCGTCACCGTCTTTCACAGGAAAGTTACTTAATATACGCATCATCTGAGTAGTATATCGTCTTATTTGTCCATCATAAAAATGTTGCATTAGTTATCCTTCTTTGGCCTTAATGCTTTAGACAAGCTTTGACGTTCAGGCACAACTTCGCCGTCTATTGTGCTTTGATTGGTATTATTAATAAAACTTGCTTTTTGTGTTTGTTTTTCAAGAGTATTACTTAGTGTCATTCTAATATCATCGTTTTGTTTAACCCATCTGACTCCATCATATTTGAACATTCTATTAGGCAAAAAATCTGTACGTAAAAAGAAATCACCTTCGCGATTATCTCTTGGAAATGTTATGCCAAAGCCAAAAGGTGCACCATTAGGAGCAACGTCTCCGGTTCCTACAAGATATCCTGTATATCCTTCCCTATCTGGCCTATCAGCAATTTCGTCAGCTGTAGTGTTTATCATAGAAGCATCTAGATCTGTTTCATCTGCTGATCGTAGAGCTACAGAGCCATCATCATTAGTTGCTACAGTATAAAAATGATTTATGTCGAATCCACTTTTAGGTGAATCTAGTTCTGCTTGTGCAACCACTGCTCGATTAATTTGCATTTCCTTTTCGTATGTTGATAAAACATCTCTAAGTGTATTGCTAGAGTTTTCACTTGCAGGTAAATCTAATATATCTTTGTATTCTTGTGTATCGTAAATTTGTTTTAATTTTAGTCTATATAAATGCGGATACCATGTTTGTGAAAATCCTTCTGCAGCCCTATTAACGTCTTCAACTACATAAAATCTTTTTAAAGCTACATCATAATCATTTAATGCATACTCATCTGTAAGATGCGGTAATTCAATTACATCACCGCTCATAATTTTTCTGCCAAGTGTTTTTACAGAACTGTTAATATGAATAGTCATGAATAATGTATCATTACTTAAAAACAAGCCAAACTGACTTAGATCAAAGTCTATATCCTGAACATTGTACACAGCTCTCATAGTGTAAACATCTGGATCATACTTTCTATCTCTATTTTCTAAAAACAGTAGATCCTGTATATTAGTTTCTTTAACAGCATCATATCTAGGCTGATCAGCTGTTGATTCATCTGTGCTAGGATTTCTAGCACCTATATATTTGTGTACATTGATGTCTGTGCCGCCAACAGTAAACATTTCTTGAATCTGTTTGTCAAGAAAATGATAATCATTGCCGCGTTCTGGTTTATATAAAGATAATCTTGGCATATACATATTTATCGATACGATAAATACTATATGGAGAGTAGAGTATGGCAGAGCTAGCAACAATGAAGCAAAATGTATATGATTACGTCAATGCACGTTTAGGTGGCGGAATGATAGATGTTGAACTTGATCCAATTCATTATGAAACAGCTTTAACTAAAGCATTAGGTAGATTCAGACAAAGATCAGATAATTCCGTTGAAGAGTCATATGTATTCCTTACTTGTGTTGAAGATCAAAATGAGTATACACTGCCAGATGAAGTAATAGAAGTAAGGAAAATATATAGAAGGTCTATCGGTTCTAGAACAGGAGGCGGAGACGGAGGTAGTTTATTTGAACCATTTAATATGGCTTACACTAATACATATCTATTGTCAGGTTCTAAAATGGGCGGATTAGCAACATATGATTTATTTTCTCAGCATCAAGAACTTGTAGGTAGAATGTTCGGTAGCTTCATTGAATTTAAATGGAATACAACAACAAAAAAATTAACGTTACTACAGCGTCCTGCGGCAAGTGAAGAAATACTATTATATTGTTACAATTTTAGGCCCGATGACCAATTGCTATCTGACTACCTAGCAAAAGAATGGATAAAAGATTATACTTTAGCTACATGTAAATATATGCTAGGCGAAGCCCGTAGTAAATTTGCAACTATAGCAGGTCCAGCTGGCGGAAGTACACTTAATGGTGATGCCCTCAAAGCAGAAGCACAAGCCGAAATGGAAAAATTGGACAACGAAGTTTCTCTACAAGTAGGCGGCGGCGTAGGTTACGGTTTTACAATCGGCTAAAAAAACGCTTGACAATTTTCGTAAATCATTATATACTATAAGCATACTTAAGGTTTAGGAGACTACGCATGATTATTGGTATCTGTGGATTAATTGGTTCCGGCAAAGGTACAGTAAGTGATTTTCTAGTTGAAGAATACAGTTTTGAAAAAATATCATTTGCAGACAAACTGAAAGATGCTGTATCTGAACTATTCGGCTGGAACAGACAAATGCTAGAAGGTGATACTACTGGATCAAGACAATGGCGAGAAGAAGTAGATTCTTTTTGGACCAAAGAAACAGGTCGTGAAATAACTCCTAGGCTAGTGCTACAAGAGTTTGGAACTGATTGCATGCGTAACGGGTTTTACGACGGCATTTGGGTAAGTATGGTTAAAC